ATAGCTTCTGTACGCAAGGGAAAGAAGAAAAAAACTACAAAAAAATCAACTAAAAAGAAAAAATAACTGTGAAAAACGCAGTTTCAAGGTAAGATAGTCGTATAAGTAAAATTTTATTGAAATCATGGCATTTTTTCGTGGTGAAGAAGGCTCTGTATCATTTGATAACGGAACTGGATCAGTTGGAGCAGTAGCTTCTACGACTTCTTGGACACTAGATGTTGTTAAAGATACTCTTGAGTGTACTGCTCATGGCGATACAGCAAGAAAATATGTAGGGAGTTTAATAACAGCTACAGGAACAGTTGATCTTCTTTATACAGCTACAAGTGGAGATAATACTGCTGAAATTATTACAGACATATTAACTGCTGAAGATGCTGGTGATGCTTCGTTTAACCTTTTCTTGGATACATCAGGTGCTAAAAAATTAAGTTTTAACGGAATTATTACAGGAACTTCATATAGTTCAACCGTTGGAGATGTCTCAACTGTATCAGTAAGTTTCCAAACTACTGGTGATATTACTTCTGCTGTCTAATGCCTAAGAAATCTTATTCAGCAAAGCAACGCAAACTAGCTGCTGTTGCTCCACCACGGGATAAGATTACTGCTGCTGATCTTAAAAAGCTACGTTCTAAGAAAAAGAGGAAAAAGAAATGAAGGTTAAGAAAGAACTTACAACCAGGCAAAAGACTGCTTTAGCTAATCATAAAAAGAAGGGTACTCATACTGCAAAACACATGACGATAATGAAGGAAGAGATGTTGAAGGGTAAAACATTTATGGAAGCCCATAGAATAGCTATGAGGAAAAAAGGAAAATAATGGCTAAACGCAGAGGAGTCAGTTTATCTATAGGAAGAGGCGAAAAGTCTAAGAAGGGAGGACTGACTGCGAAAGGAAGAGCTAAATATAATCGTGCTACTGGAAGTAATTTACAAGCACCTGTTACTGAAAAGAATCCAACAGGAAAAAGAGCAGCAAGAAGAAAATCCTTTTGTGCTCGCATGAAAGGTATGCCTGGGCCATTGAAAGATAAAAAAGGTAGACCAACTAGAAAAGCGTTAGCATTAAAGAGATGGAGGTGCTGACATGACTTATGCTGTTCCTGGACCAATTAGAACCAATATTATTTCATCTACTTCGGTAGGTGGGATAGACAGTCCTTTTACTCGCACGAGGGCTGTCTTAGACATGATGAAAGGTTGGGAAATAATGAAAGCCGTAACCGAAGGAACAGATTATCTCCGAACAAACAGCGAAACATTCCTACCACTAGAGCCAAGAGAAGATTACGATGCTTACCTTGCAAGAGTAAATCGTGCTGTATTTTCCCCATTTACCCAAAGATTAATTCGAGCAGCCACAGGTCTTGTTTTAAGGAAACCAATAGTGCTTACAGGAGATCCTTATTGGACAGAAATGTTCAAGGCAGATGTAGATGGTAGAAAGTCAGATTTAGATGAATACGCTAGAAGATTACTAATGTGTTCTCTTACATACGGTCAAAGCCATATACTTGTAGATTATCCTGCACCATCAGGAGCAGTAAGTCTTGCAGAAGAGCGTCAACAAAATCGCAGACCATACTGGATTGAAGTCGATCCAAATAATCTTTACGGTTGGAGATTAGATAGAGAATCTAATTATGGAAACTTAATACAGGTAAGACTTGGTGAAAAAGCTGTACTGCCAGATGGACAATTTGGAGAAAGAGTATTTGACCAAGTAAGAGTGATTGAACCAGGAAGTTACAGAGTATTTCGCAAAAAAGAACAGATAGAGGAAATGTACGATGTTTCAGATGGAAGTTCTGCTGGCAGTTTTGAAGCTGGATCAGCAGATAAAGATTATAAACAGGTAGAATCTGGTAATTTTTCTTTAGGTGAAATACCTTTAGTTACAATTTATTCTGGAAAAACAGATAATTTAGTAAGCAAACCACCTCTACTTGATATTGCATATTTGAATATTGCACATTTTCAAAGACAGGCTGATCTTATTCATAGTTTGCACGTTGCATCTCAACCAATGCTTGTAATGGAAGGATATGACGATCAGACCAAAGACCTTGCTATATCTGTAAATTATGCAATGGCAACTCAACCAGGTAATAAAGTTTATTATGTAGAGCCAGCTTCCAGTGCTTTTGATGCCCAATCAGCAGAAATAAAAGAGCTACAAATGCAAATGGCTACTTTAGGAATCAGTACATTATCACAACAGAAATTTGTTGCAGAATCAGCAGATGCTCGTAGGTTAGATCGTGTTGATACAAACTCTATGCTTGCGATGGTATCAATGGAACTTGAACAAAAACTACAAAAAGCCTTCAATCTCTCAGCCGAATATGTTGGAATCGAGCCACCAGAAGTAAAGATTAGTAGAGATTTTGATATTGAAAGACTTATTGGACAAGATATTACAGCACTTAATTCATTATTTGAACAACAGGTAATAGATAGAGAAGAATTTAGAGATATTTTGGTGCAAGGTGAAGTTTTACCAAACGCAAATGAGGTCAAATCTGAATAGTCTGCTACAATAGTAGATAAGTACAAACATTTTCATGTCTAAGTCTATAGATAGGGTACTCCAACCTGATGGTTCTTATAAATGGGAAGAGGTAGAACTTAAAAATGAAGCTGACGAAGCTCCTGTTGTTTGTCCTGCTCCCGAACCTTTAGTTCCTAGAGAATTAGCTATTGATGAAACTGCTCCTGATAAAGGTATTCTGACTGCTAATTTAAAAACCATGACAAAATCTGAACTTGAAATTTATGGTCGTTCCATAGGTATTGAGTTAGACAAAAGGCACACCAAAGTAGATTTGATTGCCGAACTAGAAAAATTTATTTCTGCTAAATAATTATGATTGAAGAAAAAGTAATTCAGCCTGATTCTGTGACTCCTGCTGAACAGCCCGTGGCTGACACTCCTTCACAACCACAAGCACCCAATTTAGATTCTGTAAAAGCAGAATATGAGGCAAAGTTAGCTGCTGCCCGTAAAGAGGCTGCTGAAGCAGAAGAAAAATTTAAAGGCATTAAGGGTAAATTAGATGATGTCTATAAACAAAAAGAAGAAAAACGTACCAAAGACCTAGAAGAACAGGGTCAATGGAAAACCCTTTGGGAGGAAGCTAATAAAACAGCACAGGAAAAAGAACAGCAGATAATAAATTTATCTCAGCAGCTTGAAGAGATGAAAAATTCTCACGAAGCAGCCTCTACAAAGACAACAGCACTTGCAGCTATTAGTAATCTTGGTGCGATAAATGCAGAGCAAACTTTAGCATTGTTACAAGGAAAGTTACAAAAAAATGCTGAAGGTAAAGTAGTTGTTCTTAATGGTGGAGTAGAACAAGACTTGAATACCTATCTCAGTAGTCTCAAAAACCCTGGTAGTGGTTGGGAACATCATTTTAAGCCAAGTTCTGCTGCTGGAATGGGAGCAAAACCAAGTCCTGTAGGAAATGCTGGTGGAGGTCAGGTAAATCCCTGGAAAACGGGCAATCTCACTCAACAAATGATACTATTAGAACAAGATCCGCAGCTTGCAGCAGTGCTCAAGCAAGAGGCTCAAAAATAGTTAGTTTCTGTGAAACTAATCCCCTTGTCCGTGACTAGGGTATCGCAAAAGTAACAAGGTAATCTGAATGGCTGCTCCGTTTCAGAATTATTCTGGCGGTGTCCTATTAGCGGACATCGTTAAGAGAAATAATCTCAGCACATACGTTTCCGAAGCTATCAAGGAACGTAGTGCATTTTTAAAATCTGGTGCTGTTGTAAGAAACTCACTTCTTGACGCAACAGAAGGTGGAACAAGAATACAAGTTCCAGAATTTAACCCAATCACACCAACTGAAGAAATTTTAGATGGTACAGCAACATGGGGTACAAGTAACGCTGGTTATTTGACACCACAGAAGATTGGTACAGATACACAGATTGCAACTATCTGTCATAGAGGTTTTGCATACGCTGTTGATGATGTAGCTGTATTAGCTGCTGGTGAAGATCCAATGGGTCACATCAGAAATCAACTTGCAGATGCTATCAATAAATTGAACTCTGTTCGTTTATTTGAAACTCTAACTGGTTTATTCCATACTGCTCTTAATGGTCATCGCCTTGAGAAGCAAGTTGGTAGTTCTAGTGCTTCAGCAGAAGCAAACTATCTTACTGCTGCTACTGTTGCAGAAGCTCGTTCTCTTTTAGGAGAAAGAGGAGAAGAACTTGATCTTCTTATAGTTCACCCTGCGGTTGCTTACTACTTATATCAAGTAGGTCTATTAACATTCTCAACTTCTGCCCTATCAACTGGTACTGGCATTACTTGGGGTGGTGGTGGAGTTGGCGTTACTGATAGATCAATCGGTCAGTTTGCTGGTTGTACA